TGTAAGATAATCCACTGTTCCTATTCCCGTTGTTTTTTGTGCTACCTCTTGCATTGCGGAAGCCCCTGAGGGATCTGTTCGCTGAGTGGTGTTCGTAATTGGGGAGCCAGTTGAAGTTTGCCAGTTGCCTCGTAATCGACCAGTCTTAACCCTAGTATCCATTATTACTGAATTAAACAAGCTAATCTTAATGGCTCGACAAGCCTCGTCTAAAGAAGAATTAGTCTTCTTAGCGAATTTTGATATGTCAGCTTTAAAACTCATCGTCTAACCCTTAAAATATAAATTAAAGGGGTACCAGCAGGGTTTACAGATTCAATCTCAACGATAGGCCAGTCTTGGCTATTAATTGTAATTTTATCAGTAATTAAAGGTTCAACAACCGAGGCCTCAATTATTAACTGTCTGTCAGAGCTTGTAATCCTTGTCCCATCAATTAAATTTTCAGGGTATTTTTTCTTAACCCCTTGAGCTATGTACTCAGTAGATTCTGCTTCAACTTCTACTTCACCAGTAACTGGGTTTATTACTTCATCGGTCTCCCGAGTTATCACAACATCAGTCCCAAACTCAGTAATAAGCTCAGTAGCCATTTCAGCCATTTCAGAGTAGAAAGTCATTAACCCCTCACTAACTCAACAGACATAAGACCAACAATCTTTAAAAGAGGCTTTAGAGCTTCTGTAGCTCTAGTTTTGATAACATTAGAAGTTAAGCTTTTACTGGAAACGTCAGCATACTGACGACTTACTGCTCCCTCTACTGCTTCTGCAATAACTGCCCCTTTATTTAAGGAACGATTATAAATATCCACTGACTGGGATAAATCTATAATTAACTCTAGTTGAGCTGTTTTCGCTTCAGTAGGTATTTCATCTGATTCCCATGCAAACCCATTAATTATAACTCCACTGCGTGGGTAGGATAAAGTTTGGTCCCTATCAACTCTATATCCCTTTAACTGGCTTTCAATAGAATAAAAATATTGCATTGCTTTAATGAGGTGAACATCAGTGGCAGCTTCGTCGGCGAGTGTAATACCATAGGTTAAAGCATGAGCGATAGCTTCGGCTCTTGTAACAAGGCTGTTCGCGTTTTCAACGATAGAGCCGTCTTCAATTATGATAGTCATGCTGCCACTCCCTCGTACTCATATTCTTTTGACTGTAATAGTTTTTTATATAGTTTAGTATCTTTAAGTACAAGAACAACCTTTCGTTTCTTTTTAAATTGAACAACGGTTCGGGACTGGAAAGGGATTATTTCTTTAATACTGTCCTGTTGAGAACTCTGCGCTCTTCCCCTTAATTCCCAAATTTTTGCTAAATTTGGTTTCTTATAGCTTTTCAAAGTGTCAACGGAAATTCCAAAAGCTTGTAAATATTCCCTATAAATAGAATTTTCAATTAAAGTGCGTTTTCTGGCGTTTTCAGAGCGAGGATGGAATAAATGATATGCTATACCAGGTAATCGTTGACAGTAAACCTTGTCTCTTAAAAAGGCTGCTAAATAAAAGAATACTCGGTCTTCACAACCCCACTCGATAAACCTCTCATCCCATCCACCTATTTTCCTTAGGAGGGTAACAGGGATTGCAAAAGACCCAGAGCATTGAAATTTTATTAATCTCTTATTTTTAACAGCATCGCCTGTCAATATATAATACCTAGTTTCTTGAGCATTCATTTTCGAAAGGTTGGTATAAGCAAGGATCATTTCTTGTGACTGTGAAGCTTTACTAACTGCTTCACGAACTTGTGCTTCGGAGACAATAATATCAGCATCCGAAAAAAAGACAGTTTCATTATCCTCTAGTCTGTCTTCAAAAACAGCATTCCGAGCTGCTGCCCTTGAAAATGGAGTAGAAGACAAGACTTTTACATCAAAATCCTTAATCGACGAATAGTATTTATAGACAGCAGAAAAAGCTTGCTCTCTATAAACACATTGCTTATCGTTATTATATGGAATATAAATATTTATCATAATAAAGTATTTTAGTTATAGCTCAGGGTAAAAGGATGAAAACCCCTGAGCTATAACTAAGGGTCAGTAAATTATGACCCACCGGACAGGTCAATGAGGAAGCCAGCAGTACTTTTGTCGTCTGTGGCATACTTATCCCAGTTAGCGGTAGCTGACAGGTCAGAAGATTCCGGGTTAGACCCACCAGTGGCGGTATCCCAAGAATAACCCATAACCTCGACGTTGAAAGCACCTTCTCCACGGAAGCCGAGGGTCATATTTTCCTGGTTTGTAATGTCATAAGAGAGCATTCCAGGAATCTGGGATTCTGTACAGATGGCAGCTCCTGCCTGCAGACCAAAAATATAATCTGCTGTGCAAGAATCCGATACCAAAACAGGTTTACCCATCGTTCCAGGCTGTCCACCATAAATTACGAGTCCTGCTTCTTCGTAAATTTTATCCGTAATGGCCTGGTCCACGATGTCGAAGTAAGTCCCTGAGTCCATGACCCAGATGGCAATGCGACCGAACTTATCTCCCATAGTCCGGAGGCCTGCGGACAAAACTTTCTTTCCATCAGAGGACAGAGTTTTGTCGTCAACGATCATAGAGGAGTTAGCACCGATAGCGCCGGTCAATGCGGCAATAATATGAGCCAACTGACCAGCAAGAACAGCGTCTGCCATGTCCTGACCGACGAGCATAGAGAACTCTTCGGGGTTACGGGCCCGGCGTTTAAAGGCCTCTTCCGTGGTTGCGTACGGTCCATACTTCCAAGGGACCTTTACGCTGACCATTTCATCTGCACCGATTGCAGAAGGAGTCACAGTGCTTGTGGAAGTCACATCTCTAGCAGCAATACTGCCGCCGATCTGGTAAAAAGCACGTTTCTGAAAATCCCCGGGGATCACGGTATTGACAAGTCTCAGGGCACCTTGGCTGTTTTGGTTGAAGACCTGGATTTTGTCCTGAGTCCGCTCCAGATAAGCAGTCTGGGCGAGATCATTGTAGATCTTCATTTCTGTTACGGTTGTAGCTGCCATTTCTTCGTTCCTTCTCCTTAAATTAAAAGGGCCAACAATTCAAATGAGTGATTAGCTCAGTGAACCGTTGGCCCAAGTTTAATTCCCCGTTGGGGATTTCAACTTATCAAAAAATCGTCAGTGCCCTGAATGAGTCGTAGACCCGATTACAATGTCCCGTCAGAACAATGAAATCACATATTTATATTCATTATTATCATTAACAAATATTTCAACATCAATCAACAATTATTTTCAATATTTGCAAATTATTTATGCCGGCAGCTTAAGGAAAGCGTCCCGACCGTGCTCACGAATGAAAGCAGATTTCTGTTCCACATTCATTTCAGATCGTTTGCCTGAAGGAGTAGGACCTGGGTCTCCTTTCCGGTGTCCCGTACCTGATCCTTTAGAGCCTTGGATAATAGGAGCAAAGGAAGCGTTATTTTTAATCTCTTTCTTCAGGTCTTCAAGTGTCATTGCTGTCGGTTTTCCACTGTCGTCGAGAATACGAATACGGGGTTCACCATCGTCTGCTTCCACTTTCATGCGTCTTTCGATGTGAGGATACAAGACAGAACTGCTACCTTGAATTGCAAGCTCAGAGGCCAGTTTAGTTGCCTCAGCCTGGACGGTCAATTTATAGACCATAGATTCGTAAGTAGAAACCTTTTGCTGGCTCTCTTGCTCCAAGGCAGTAACCTTATCTTGCCAAGATTTCTCAAGGGCTTCAACGTCCCCTGCTTTCTTGGCAGCTTCCAAGGCTGCTTTCTCTGCTTCCTTTTTTGCCTTTGCGCGAGCGGCCAGGATTTCCTGGTTTTTAGACTCCAGTGCAGCGACTGATTCCCGCAGTTTTTCAAGCTCTGAGTTGTCAGCATTGGGGATACCATCAACTGAGAGCCGAAACTTCCCATCGTCGCCTTTTTCATACAGAGACTGGACAGATTCGTCAATACCTTCGAGCGATTCAACTTCAAATTTTAGTGCCATGTTACTTTCTCCTTTTTATGTGGTTATTTTACTGCTTTTTCTTTTTTTTTATTTTTAGGGATAATTAATTTAGTTAAATCAATTAAAATACGATCTTTAGCCCTATCTTTTTTTGTTTTCTTTAATCTACCCATTCTACTGTTATCTCCTGGTCTTTAATTTTTACAATTTTAAAATAGTTTTTATCATTAGCTTTATTATAGCGGGGCAATAGTATTTCGCCTTCAGAATCTGCTCCAGATAAAAACCCAGATTTTTGACCTTTTTTCATTTTTATTTTAAAAAGATAGCCATCAGAACCAGCAAAATTAGAAGCGATTTTCTTATCAACTGTAGCTGACGAAAATCCATAATCTAAGATTTTTTCACCCTCTTTTAAAGTTGGGAATAATTCTAAACCCTCATCAATACCTCGATAAATATAAGCATCTTTCGGAAATATTCCACTTGATATAGCTGAATCTATCTCTCGTATAGATTTTCGTAGTTTAATATCTTTGGAATAACCCAATAGACCCTCAACTTCTCGTAATTCACCATTAACTTCAAGGTAACCTAAACGTTCCGGGCCTTTGTATAAATCAATAGCTTTAACCTCAGAAGGTTCTAAGTTACGATAATATTCTTTAACTAGAGCAATTTGTTCGTCTGATGTTATAATTGGCTCTGGTTCAACCACAGAAACAGGCTTACTAGTAGGAGCCGTATACTTCAGGTCTATAGGCTTAGGCGCCTTGCCTGCAGCATCCATATTTAACCCAGCTTTTTCAAAGGCAACAGGTTCTATAGCTTTCATTTCCGCAAGGGTCATCGGTTTAAAGTTCTTACTCAACTGAAGCTCTGCAAATCGTTTCGAAGTCAACCCACCATCACGCAGCAGTTTCCCACGTGTAGGCCCAATGATGGAGTCCTGAACATTAGGTGGCTGGCCTTTGAGCCAACTGTAGTACGACTGGTCGCTGTCAACTTTATATACTTCACCTGTTTCTGGATCTCTTGCTGATCTGGTAGCGTCCTCATCTAAAACCTTAAACCTAGAGTCGAGTGCAGCAACCGTTGTAGTCCGGCAATTAATATGAAATGGAGGTCTTGGGCCTTCTTCTAATGGGAATACCTGCCCGTCGAGAGAACGGCAAATTGTGGACGTTTTAGCGTCCAATGTAGCGAAAATTCTAACACCTTTAACAATATCACTATTTTGATTCCAAGTCTCCTGCCTCGCTTGGTTTGCTGCATGCTGTAAGGACGTCCTAACCAGACCTTCAGTATCTCTTTTTACTTGAGCTAAAGTTCCGCCTGTAAAATTTGCACCTGTACCAATTACATCTTTAACTATAGCAGCTGTTGTTTTTCCTTGGTAGTATCCAGCTGTTATGGCACCATTAACTTTTTCAACTGTTCTGTCTGACCAATCTCGAACAATTCCCTCAAGTAATTTACCTTTCATAGGCCCTTCGATTGCAGTCAAAGGAGTCTTGAATATGGCAGAATTTAACTGAGAAGTGGAGGGTAAGTCAAAGCTATGCTCCATTACATCGTTTAAAGCTTTAGCCTCGAACCCTGATTCATATTTTGCAAGGTCTCGGGCTTGCGACTTCAAAGTCTTATAAGCTTCTGAATTTATTTCCTTAAGGTCAGAAGCAATGTTTTTCTCTAGGGCAAGCAATCGATCTCGAGAAAATTTAGTAAGGTCCTTATTAGTTAATTGATTAGTAACAGCATTCTTCATTTCCTCAAAGAACTGAGCATATTCCTTCACATTATAGGACTTTAACCGCTCATTATGTGAAATATGACGAGTAGCTATCTCTATTAATCGCTCTGGTGTAGTAGGCATAGTTACACTTCCCCATAAGGTATAAACTCAACTTTTCCATATAGTTTTTCTTTTTTAAACTCTTGCCCTAAAAAATCCACAATAAGATTCCCTAACTCGTCACTAACGTATTTGACTAATTCTCCCCTTGTAGTATCGGCACGTATAACATTTTCTATTTTTATACCATTTAAGTATACATCCCCAGAATGGTTACCCGCTGTATAAATAGGCATGATTACACTTCCTCTGTATTCGAAGCAAACAACTTTTGTTTACACATTTCAAGTAACCACATAACAGCGCCTCCGTCAGCATAAGATGAAGCAGCATAAACTTGCCCTTGCTTATCAAAACCAATTAAAACAACTCCCTCTAACTGACCTTTAGCACCTTCTAACACACGATCCGCTGGAATATTAAGTTTTGTAACTCCCCCAAGCTGTATTAATTCGCCCATAATTACACTTCCCTGTCAACAAACCCAGACCAACCAACCTCCTCAGAAACTTCTTCCACTGTCTTAGTTGGCTCGATGAACCCATGTTTCTTACACCATTCAACATAATCAGAGAATGGCATAGCTCCTTGCAAGAGGCTGGCTACGATAGCTTGCAACTCTTGTGCCGTAGCTTGAGGTTTCACGTACTCTTGGTTAATATCATAGCTTATGTCTTCAGGACTCTCGTTCATGAACATAGCCGCATAGGTCAGAGCTTTAGCATAAGCTTCAGACACATTAACGGCAATTAAAGAAAGGATACTATGACTCGTTTCTCGTTCTCCCTCTGATTGAGTTGCAGTCTTAACTGCAGAGCCTGGTTGAATGAACATGGCACCAAGACCTATGCACATCTCGACCTTATCTTTCATAGCTTCTTTAGCCATTGTACTAGGCGGAGCTTGAGCATAGCCGAAGGTTTCACCTGAAGGGACAGCCAATAAGCGACCTGACCCAACATACATATTATTCTCATTCAAAAGCTTAATGTAATCTTCTGTAAGGCCTGACATCCAAGGCTGGGGTTGACCCGCAAACCAAACAGAGTTTTCATAGGTAGCTGAATTGTTCCAATGGCCAATGTTGATTCTTACTATATCGTGCATTGGGGCTAAATCGACAGTTGGACTATTATCTTCTGACCCAATAAAAACAAAAGGAATATGGTCCCAAGTTGACCCATTTCCTTTGGTAGGTGTTACCTCTTCTTTTATAACCCAAGAGCCATCTTCATCTTCAACGTACTGACGATAGACATAAATACCCTGCGCTAAACTTAACTCAATGATAAGGTCCTTTACCTCATTCTGATCAGTTTCATAAGTATCTGTCAAAACAACTTGAGATAGTTTAATGTCGGACCCTTCACTAACCGTGGACCAGTTAATGATTTGAGTTGCTTCAAATTCCTTTATAGTAGAGAAAACCTTCCTCTCCCTTAAATCCCTTAAACTGATATTTTCATCTGTCGCTGGGAAATCGACCCACAAACCTGCTCGACCTACTTGAATAATTTCCTTACAGACTTGGTGGCTTTGTTGAAAAATACTAACGCCAGCACCATCTACATTCTTTTCCACGTAGTCGAGCATAGGTGGCACATCAAGGTTAGGGTCTTTACGAAACATTATACCTATCATCCCTCGAACGGTGTAGCCTGCCAACGCATAAAAAACGGCCCGTTCATAATACTGCTTGTTCCTCAG